TAAGGGATTCTTGATACTCCTCCTGCTGGCATTAATCCTTTCTTCTCATTACTTGCAGTAGGCAGAAGTTCTCCCAGCTCTCAATTTTTAAGAAAATCATGTCAAAGATACGGTTTTCCAATTACCCCAACTGCCACTAAACCATTTCACTCGATATTTATAAATATCTCCGCTATAATTATATAGATTCTGAATACAACAGATATTAGGTTTGCCGATTACAACTAATACACAATTACGGACATATTCTAATTTTGAATTTTGTGATAGTAAGTATATTCCGCTATATTGCATAGAATCTAATTCGTCTTGAGATTCTATTTCTTTCTCATCTCTGAACCTTAACCACGTATCATTTATCCCCAACAGTCCTCCCAGAAGTGTTGCTAAGTTGCTTTTATCTATTTGAACAATTTCACCATTTGATCGCTTTCCGAAAATAGTAACGATGTCACTTACCACCGGAACTTCATTTAATTTTTTGTCTGCCATAATCGTATTTTTTTAATTATTTATTACTGCTTGATTTTCTACCACTTGAACATATCCACCCGAAACAAGATTTTCCAAGTCGAATGCCATACCTATTCCGCTGTCACGGATACAGAGATAAATAACTTCCTTATCGGTGTAATACTTGCCTTCTTCCAGCACTATGTTATGTACCCAAGGTATAGGATCATCCAGTGTGCCGGAGTGCTCTATCTGCACAACCTTGTACAAGGATTCCGTACCCGTTCCCGGCCTCCAGTCCTCCTGCGGTGTATGTTTCTGTATAACCTCATAGAGCGTGCCGCCATAGCAGAAGCGGAACTGCACATCAACCTCCGTACCTATCAGATCCTCCCATACGGGGAAGTACTCTTTCTTCGCCAATGCTTCCTCTACAGTAAGCCCGGCATTGTTAATGTTTGCCGCAATATCGTTTAATAGTGTATCCACACGATCAAGTGCTTCAACATCTATCGTTTCCGTATCGATGAAGGACGCTTCGGCAATCATCTGCTTCTTCTGCTTTGATGTGATTTCTTTCCACATAGCCACATCCTCAGGGCTGTTTATCAATACCTGATTCTCAAATCTTCGTTCCGACAGAGGCATATCTTCGGCCTGTGTCAGATAGCAATCATAACCTGCTTGTAATATCATATCGTTTACTTAATTAAATCCATACGTGTTATATACCAATGGTTGTTAAAGGCCTTCATCTCCAAAACATAAGGCCTTGCCATCTGAATTTCTGTTTTGTTATTGTAAGCTCCCACCAGTCCGCAGAAATAGTTCGTAGCCTTGTATTTATCCGGATTCTTGGGCACCCTTGATGTCATATCAACCACAAACTCCAGTTTCAATCCGTTCCATGATGATGCAGAAGGAAGAGTTATGGTTCCGCCCAAACCGTCAGCAGAGAAGAACGTAGATCCCTGAGTAGACGGATTCACGGTCATATTGCCTTCCGAATCAGCCAGACTATCCATATCACTTCCCGGTGAGTAGAGAAGAGTGGCGGTTACCGTACCCCCGATATTCGCCTTCGTTGCGACAAAATTTCCATTCTGATCCACACGGAACGGAGCGTTTCCCGGAACCTTACCTCCAGCCCATATCCTTATAGGTGTTGTACCAGCTTCCTTGCTGCTTCCTCCTGTAAGGCCGGCTACAACATTATTATTCGAATCCTTTATCAATAACTCATTGCCTTGGACAAAATTAAGACTGGCATTCTTGGCTATTATCAGGCTGGTATAAATAGGACCAACATTGCTTAATTCCGTCCAATAGGTGGTATTGGTATAGGTTATGGAAGATGACGATGTATGGGTCTTGATACACTTATAAACATCCCATCCGTCCACCGCACTATTGTTTCTCACCATTACGATATCAATATACCGCGTGCCACTTGTAAGGTCCTCGTCATTCCTGTACGTCACGCCGGACGCCCACTCGGAAGACCGTATAATACATCCCTGTATTCCTTGTACGCCCTGATCTCCCTTGTCTCCTTTGTCACCTTTCTCGCCATCATCACCCTTGTCGCCTTTCGCTCCGGTATCGCCCTTTTCGGCCCATACATCATATTCAGCAGTATTCACTTCACCCGTCAGCACATATCCGCCATCATTGAACGTAAACCGATTACCGTCGTTGTCAGTCCAACACCACAAGGGAGGATTCGTAGTGGATGCCTTGGCTACATAAGAGCCGCCACCCATCGAAACGACACCCATTTTGGGAACAACCATTCCGGTCTTGAACTGCCCCATCTGGGTGTAACCGTCACCCTTGTCACCTTTGATTTTTATCGGTGTACCCCATGCTCCGTCAGATGCGGACGCAGCAACCTTCTGCGACATCCATATGGCGGCACTTGTCGCATTTGTATGCCATCCTCCAGTAGTACCGTTCCCGGTAGGTACAGAAGGTTGGGAAGTGCTGTCATTATAAGTTATAAACACGCTCAATCCGTCAGAGCCGGCTGCACCATCAGCACCGTCCGATCCGTCCACAACCATCAATGCCCATGCTGTTCCGTTCCATATATATACACGACCATTATTGGTATCCCGGTATGCCCAGTTGGTCTGAGGATTGGAAGGAGGTGTTTGGAGATCTCCTTTCCATACAATACTCAATCCGTCTTTCCCGTTCTTCCCATCAATTCCGTCAATAGTCATCTGATACCACTGTCCATCCTGATATACATATGATTTCTTATCAGTGGTATTCTTGTATGCCCACCCGTTCTGAGGATTGGAAGGAGCGGAGGAAAAATCACCTTTCCAAATGATGCTCGTTCCTGCTACGCCCTCAGCACCGTCAGCACCATCAAATCCATACTTCGCCCAAAGGGCAGGAGCACTGAATTCACTCCATATACCGTTTTTCTTCTCCCTCTCACTGATCCACTCATAAGGCAGAGAGCTGGAAACACCTACAGGATCATCATGCCAGCCGGAAGGTACATAATCGTCCGTCTGTGACGTGGAAGGAGTAGCAGGTTTACTCTCTGTTGTAGTATGGATAAATACCCTCTCATAACTGGTACCATCGCTTCCGTCCTTTCCGCTTTGAGCCAAAAGTTCATATTCAGCAGTATTCACTTCACCCGTCAGCACATATCCGCCATCATTGAAAGTAAACCGATTACCGGCATTGTCTGTCCAACACCATAAGGGAGGATTGGTAGTGGATACCTTAGAAAGAAACGAACTTCCTCCCATTGTAACGATACTCATTTTGGGAACAACCAAGCCGGAATACCACGGACCGCTATTGGTCACGCTCACCCCGTCCTTTCCCGGTGCCCCCGGTGTTCCCGTATCACCTTTAGAAGCAATCTCCAGCCAATCGCCGTTAGATCCCGGTGCAGCAGACGAACCATCCTCATTGATACACGCCCACATGCTTCCGTTATAAGACAAGCTGTCGTAGTAATCGTAATGTACGCCAGGTATATAGCCTTCCTCACGGAAATTCAAAGTCTGTACAGGTGTTCCGTCCGGCTTTATCTGCTTGATAATACCTGTCATATATATATTATTCAGATACATGGAGTAACCATCCATGTTTAACCCGAATATATTCAGATTGGAAAGGTCTCCATATTGCAGGGCAACATTGGCAGCGGAGATTTCCCATGTATTCTGCTTCCACAACATACGGGTGTAAGTCCTTGTTTCGTAGACTGAGGTCTGACGGCCTGCATTGGTAAAGTTACCATATGCAACGAATGTCATCATTTCAAATGGATCGAAAGAAGAAGACCACGATGAAGATGTAGGACGCAACTGGTATTTGAATGCTTCGTTTCTTTCACCTGTGACTTCCGTGATTGTGAAATAGACCGTACAGAATCCGGCAAAACGCCTGTTGCCCTTTCCATCGTCATAATCCTCCGTAGCATTCCCGGTGATATTATGATAGATACCCATACAAATATCACCTACTGCGACAGCACCAATCTCACCATCTTCCAGCTTAAGCGTACATGTTTTGGTTCCTGTATCTACTGTTTCTATAATGCCGGCTCCGGGCGCACGCCACTTGTCACCCAGTGTGACCATCACACGATTGTATCTTAATTCGGGAACTTCAAGGAACCGGCGGATAAACATGCTCTCAAACTCCCCATGCCCTGTATCGAATATCTTGGCTCCGAATCCGGTCAAGCCGCTTGCAAAACCATTCTTCCCGAAAACAGCACCGGCAAACATGCTGAGAAGGAACTTAGTGGAGTCCTCCACGTCCTTCCGCAAGAATATCTCTTTCAACTTCTCCGCACTGTTCTGTATCTCAAGCATCACACGCAATGCACTCATCACGTCTTCATCGGTGTAGGTGACATCCTTGTCACCCTGCTTCACGATACGGTTTATCAGATTTCCGGATATTTTCAGACCTTTAAGAAAATTGATTATGCCTTGCGCATCATCATCGTTCAGCGCGGATAAGAACCAGTCAAGCACAGGCGTATTCTTATCCAGCGTGTATGCAGATGTGGCATGGTCAGCGTTAGTGACATCGCCCCCGCCACCACTGCCGCCACCGCCGTTCTGCTTTATCTCTTCAACCTCAATGGAGATCTTACTAAAGTTGCTGTTGATGCGGTCTGCCGTTTCGCTCCAAGTTCCTGTTTTGTTTATTGTATTAAGCTCCATATATCCTGTTCCACTTTTACCATTCCGCATCCGGGTGCACTTCAACGGACAGATAGTTCATTATTCTGATGATTAGGTCTCGTATCATAATATATGTTTTGAGTGTTACTGATAACTTTCCGGGTTACTCTACCAGGGTTGTAATTTCAAAAGGGTTGCCTACAGCCGCTTTGACAGCGCGTATTATCAATGCAAAGTTCTCCTCATCTACAGGCGTACACAATTGTTCCCTGTAATCTCCTCCTCCTTGAGATATTCTATAGCTACAGTTTGCGATATCAAGATTGTATATTTTCGCCATAAAAGATTGGAATAAAGTTGCGGCAACCAAATATCTTGTTATGCCAAAATCCGCATGAATGGTATCACGAGTAAAGTAATTCTTGTTCGTCCAGTTCGCCACGTTGTTCATAAACGGATAAGTATCAGAAACGGTAGTCAAATCGGTAATAGTTTCAGCCTCCTGAATAGTTGGGATTGCAGGTGAAGCGGAAGCATAATTTGTAGACTGTCTTAGTTGTGTGACAGTTCTTGCATTCTGAACCGCTGTTCCGGATGGAATGATGAATTTGACATCCGGGCAATTGGATATGCAGTCCTTGTAGTTTTTGGCAATATTACGCCACATACCCAATTGTCTTTCCTTTTGGTTGTTTCCATAACTCAACCAGTGATCATCATCTGCACCATTGGGGCCGTGCGACTCGGAGATTGTATGATAAATGCTGAACGCCCAAGTCATGTTCATACAGAATATAGGATTACTATAGAGACAGGCTTTTTTACACAAGCCGATCAATTCTTGTACTATGTTCCTTGTTATTTGTCCATCTTCTCCTTTTTCCCAAAAAGAGGATTGGTCCTCATAAGGGGATTGATAAGCCCCGTTTTGCATGATGATGAAGTCCCACGCTTCATCAGCCAACAACCAGTCCATCAAAACTGTGTCATTTGCCGGTGCAGGTTCCCCTTCATCCGTTATATCAGAATCAGGCTCGCTGGACCATTTCCCTGTCGTACCGTTATATTGTTCCCATGTCGTTGCCTGATATTTCCATTTATAATACGTAACTCCCTTATTTCCTTGAAACCTTTTCAAAAAAACATCTAAAGTGGCTGCACCTATATAAGCATTTCCCAAAATTACATTTTTGCCAAATGAAGCACAAATGTTACCCACTTCTCTGACTGTATCCACACCGAAGGATGATCCGATAAAAAGAACTTTCAGCGCTTCTTTATAGGACTGATCTTTATGTTCCATAGATTCCAACCTTTCATTCAAATCCTTGATATTGGCTTCGGTCTCATCCCTGTTTTTCTCAACTTTCTGATCCAGTTCGGATATCTGACCTTTAAGCCCGGTCTGAATATAGGGAATACCATATATTTTTAAAGATTTCATCCATTGTTCCTGATTATCCTCTGTTATTGAAGCTATACCTATATGTAGTCCTAATACTGTAGCACCATCCGGTTTAAGATACCCCCTGTCCTTTCCTGATGTTCCACTTACCGTAGCAGTAATCTGGTTGCCATCAGAGCCAAAGAATTTCCATGTTCCCATGAAAATATTTGCATCTTCCGCATTTTTCAGATAAAGAAGTGTACCGTTCTCTATGCTGGATACATCAATCCTGCTATAAGCGTTATTTGTGGCATTGGAGATAGGATTGTCTCCCAACGTATTACCCACATAAGCATGTTTGAGCAATATTTCAAGAGTATTGCAAGGCAAATAAGGCAATTCCACACCTTCCGAAAGAGACTTGAGTTCATTTGATGTGTTATTTGCAATCTCCTTGGCCTCTTCTGCTATTTCTTTGGATTTGTTTATTTCTGTATAGGTTTCTTGTACATAATCAATTACAGGCTTATAATACAATCCCAGAATACTATATCCGGAAACGGCATTTATCTTTTCGGTTGAAGCATGTATATACATATATTTCGCAGTACCTTGAACCTGTATTTGATACCCACTATCAGCGTATCCTGATTTAACATGATCACCTTCGGCATTTGTAAACTTAACAACCAAGCCCAAATCGGCAAGTCTGACTTGATTGTGATTGGTATCTATGACACTTATCACAAATCCAGTTGGAATATCAACGTCTAGAGCTTGTTTAAATCTTAAGTAACCTTCTGTGGAATTAGGATAAATAGATTGTCCCGTACCTACCCATTGTCCGATTTCAAAATCAGATAATTTAAAAACATATCCATTGATTTCAACTTCTAATTCGGAAAGTTCTGCTGTAAGATTTTTGCGGCTGTTCGGATTAACCACCGCATCGGTTGTGGTTGCCGGGTAAATGGTTTGACCACCTTTGGTCAGCTTATATATTTTTGCCATAATAAATCTCCTATATTTCTAGATTAGTAACTGTTTCTTCTTCCTCTTCCGGTGGCAAAGGAGGTACAAAATCACTCAGCACATCTTCATATTCATTATCCGACAATGGGAACGCCTGAATTGTATTATATGCGGCATAATCGGGATAAGATGTTATTTCCACCGTGCTTTCATCGGTTTTCCCGGTAGTCAGTACGATTTCTGTATCTTCAACGGAAACAAGGTTGCAGATGCCATCCTGAAAGTCGGAATCGGATATGAAGTATTCACGTTTTACCTTCAGCATACCAGGAGAAAAACAGGGATTGTCGAAAGCGACAAGCAGGTTGCCGTCTTCCATGCGGCTGCAACCGACATACTCATGCCCGTCAAAGGAGGCTATGAACTTTCCCTTGAACGGATTGAAGTAAGTAAACCGGAAAGGAGTATTCACATCCCCGTTCAAGTTCTTCTCTATGATCTTAAAATCGGACTGATAATTGATTCTCATAACTATAATATTGATGTTACATCGTCTATCTCCTCGGCTGTCAGGTAGCTGGATAAGTCAACACTTCCGCCACCTCCTGTCGTGCCAGTGGCACTCCATGTTCCCTTTGTCTTGCATTGATATATAGGGCCCGGTATGGTGTCACCCACAACAGCCCAGTCACCTACAACAGGAGATGGAACAGCCGCTTTCAGTGATTCAAGAGTAGGGAACAACCCCTTGTTGCGGATGCCGTTCTGCTTGACTTTTTCCACTTCGGTAGAAGTCTTGCTAAAGTTGTTGTTAAGACGGTCTGCCGCCTCACTCCAAGTTCCTGTTTTGTTAATAGTATTCAGTTCCATATCACTTCACTTTATTTGGGCAACATGTTCTGATCCCATACAATCTCAGAACCTTTAACCATAATTATGCGTCCTCCCATTATCTGGGTCTGATATATATAACCGTCACTTCCTTTTTGCTCGACAACCATACTATCCGGGCGGAAATATAATCTATCACTGCTAGAAGGATCGAACATGGAAATACTGGGAATCATCCCTCCAAGTCCGTACTGTAGGGAGATACTGAACAGTTCTTCTCCATTATAATCATACATTCTGATAGACGGTACGGAATACTCATCCTCAGGGGATATTACGATCTTGTAACCATTGGATGATATGACATTGACAGTACCACTAAACTCTCCCTCTCCTTTTATCCAGATATTGCCATCCTCATCAATTTTAAAATTGCCGTTAGGTGACTTTACATTTTTAAAGATTCCGCTTTCCGCATTGACTTCCCCTCTGAACTTACCACCTAGAGCATAGATATATCCTCTCAAAAACACATCACCGCCATGAGTCGCAACAAAGTTCGCCATGTTCGCCCATTCCGCATCTGTGGGCTGGTAATTAGGATCATTACGGAACCTCATTACAGTCAGAATCGCCTGTTCAAGTTTTCCTCCTGCCCAAAACGCCACATCATCATCGTCATTGTATATGCCGCTAACTCCGGCTGTGACCTTCTGTAACTTGCCATTCTTGTAATTACCCAGTTGGATCATATTGGCCAATATCAGACCACCAAGAATATCCACAGAACCATCCTTGATCGCACTGGCGATATAATTGATTGACTGGAAACCGGCTGTTGCCTTGTCGTTGTCAAGAATTGAAGGCTTCCAGTCAGTAGCGATGGTTCCACGCTCTAACTGAAGGTCACAAACGGTTGCGGTACCACTGACAAGAAATATACCACTGCCATTGAAGGTGATCTTATGGGTATATCTCTGATAAGAGGATGTGAGAGGTTGAGAAACACTGAAAGAACCGCACGAAACAGACACAGACGTACCCTTTGCTTTATAACTGATAACATAACTTTCTCCTTTAATCAATGATACGGACTGAGACAAACTACCGATTGATGCAGAATACCCAGAGCCGGCAGCACTATCTGCGGATACGGTAGCCACTCCCGTCCAATATTCCAGTTGCTTGCTAAAAAGTTCGGTATCCGCCGATAACTCGGTAGCGGCAGACAGGTCCTCTGTTTCATAATCTCCAGTAAACCCGGAGTTACGCAACAGATTGACACTTCCGACAGCCGCATTGTCTATCGCATCCTTGGCCTCTTGGGCAAGATCTGCGGCCGCCTGTATCTCATCCGGCAAGCCTTCCATATTCTTCCATCCGGTGGAGCCTTTTTCGATGTGGAACATACCCTTGATATCAACACCTTTATCCTGAGTGTATTCCATGTAAGTGGTCCGGTCCTTGTCACCAATGTACGTATCTCCGTACACCTTCATCCGGGCCTTGCCGGTAGACCTGTCAAAATCAAAAGAAATGACATCTTTCCCGGTCAAGGTAAAATCATTAATACCCTGATACATGATGATGGACGGAGAAACTTCGTTCACCGAAGAGAGAATTATCGCCGCCTGTCTGGTGATATCAGTCTTATGGCCCAATCCCACGATATCATCACCTGCCACCGGAACATCGTTCTCGACATTAGGATCACACACGGTCTTGGACAGGTCTATATAATTCTCACCTACTGCTGTGACCAACCGCCAGTAATAGCGGTTGCCGACATGATGCGAAATGCCTGTCTTGATATTGCACTCCTGTGCGATGGCGAGAGATCCCGGAGTAAACTGGTTCTCTATCTCAATTCCGTCTTCCTCTTCCTTGAAATAACAACGGTAGACATCATCCAACTCATCCACACGGTTGCATTTCATGCCTGCATGGGAAATCACCTGCTCGCCACCTACATACGTCTTCTTCTTTACTTCAAGCTCGTCAAAAACGGCTTTGACCTTGACATACAGATAATCAACAACAGCCTGTGACATACCGTTCTCAAGTACAGTAATTCCACTACCGTTCTTACCTATCAAAAGACCTTTTAAAAAAGTGATCAGCTCATTAGCGATATCTTCTTTATCTTTACGAAGGAAGTATTTGGAAAGTTCCTCTATATTTGCACTTCCCGATATGGCAACAACCCGGTCTTTATTGGTCCTTATGTAAATAGAAGGATTCTTATCATCATTATGTATGTATATCTCACCCTCATTCAACCCTTCCAATCGCTTTTCAAATGATGGGGATATTTTCGGTATAATCGGATTTCCTTCTGCATCCGTTTCCGAACCGTACCACAATATCTTTATAGGATGATTTCTAGCCATGATTACACATAATTTTCATTAACAAAAGCAGCTTGCGCCTTCTTGTATTTTAACACATCGTCC